TGATAAGATGATTGCTTCTCAGTGATGCCACTGATAGAGTTCTCTGAGGTAGCAATTGTGTCTGTATCTGGTACACCTGTACTATTGAAGTATACCCATTCAATATCCTCAAAGTTCTCCTGAGATGAAGATTTCTTTATTCTATATAGGAGTCCTATGTTGTTTATATCACTAGTATTAGCAGTGATCTTGACATTAATTCCTGTTGCTGGATTCTCAATAGCAACTTCTTTAGTTACGTACTTAGCAATAGTAGAACTATTCTTAGATTTAACATCAGAGATGAAATCTATACCATCAGCATAAGAAACTTTAGATACTTGAATAAATGCTTCCTCACCTGATGCTTGTCCAGTATATGATAAGAAATCATCTACACGGAATATATCTGTTGCTTGATCACCTACAACTCCCTTTCTAGAAAAACTTCCAGCATCAGATGACTTACTTGTATAATCATCATTAATTGGTTGTTTATTATTAGTAACAGTTAACTTACCTGCTTTATTATCCCAAAGAACAATAGCAGCATCAATTGTATCATCATAAGTATTTGTAAATCCATCTGGACTTCTACCAATTACCTTACTTACTGCTGTTGTATTAGGAAATGCTGGTATAATCCTTAATATATCAGCATTATTAACAGTAACTTTATTAGTATTATTATCATTCAATGCTGTTTGAGTAGTAAAATATAATGTCTCTCCAGCTTGGAATGTATTAGTTGTTTTAACAACTACCCATACATCAGCACCATTAACCTTAACAATTTTACCAGAAGCATTACTTGTAACACCAGTAACTGTATCTAATCCTTGTATATTAGATCCTGGTGTAGTAATAGCATCACTATATGTATTGGTAACTGTAAATTTATATACAGGATAGAACTCAAGAATTTGATCTCTACGTCCAAATCTATCTTCTTGTCCAGCAGCATATTCAACTTTGTTAGAAATAGTTTTAAGTGATGCTCTAGAAAGATCAACCAATGGAGATAGATGGGAAACTGTACTTGAAAGATCAAGTTTATATGTTAACGATCTATCAATACTATTAATAGATTCATTGATAGGTGATGCAAGGATTTTCTGATTGATAAAGAAGAAATCTTCATTTAAGAATGTCTTTTCATAGTCTGACTGTGTATATGATGTAAATGTACCAACATTATCATCTATAGGTTTAACATTAGTTGTTTTAACTGTAGAATCAATTTTAGTCTGTGAGAATGAAAGATTGGGAACAATAGCATGTACCTTTTCAAACTTTCTATTATAAGATGCTAGTACATTTGTACCACCACCAAATGCATTTGAAGATGCTCTACTAGATGTTGTAATAACATAACTATCAACACCATTATTACTAACTTGATATAACTCAGAATTTAATTTAGTAGCAGTTACTCCACCAACATCAGTTGCTGATTTAAAGAATACATATGATTTTCCAGAATCTTCAAACCCATTATCATGATGATTAACTTTAACTTTAAAGTTATTATTCTTAAAGAGAGATGATGTAGCAGCTGTATTTGCTTCAGCATTAGTCTCTATTGGATTAGCATCAAGTTTTTCATAACCTAGATTTTCATTGGTTAGAAGTAAAGATGCAGTCCTAGAAATATCAAAATTAGCACGATGAATCTTAAACTTAAGATCTTCAAATAGATCCTCTGTCCAAGCATTAGTATTTTGAGACTTGAATAGAGAACCTAATAAAGGTTGTGTTGTGACAGTTGTGCTAGTGGCAATTTCTGTCTCACCTAACTTAGATGCCCATACAAGATAATCAACTGAATCTGTTTCTAATACAAGGGCATACTCAGTATCATTTTGTAAATAAACAGGATAATCAAACTTAAAGTTAGTTGGAGTTGTAGAATTAACAGCATTAGTTGTTGCATCATCAATAGCAACACCCATTCTTACTGCTGGACTATCAATTGTAATAGAAGATGATATTACAGCACCAGCATTTCCTGTACCAGTACCTGCAATAACAACAGCAGGAGGTTCAGTATATTCAGAACCAGAAAGAACTATCTCAGAATGATATACTTTACCACCACCAACTCTTACAGTTGCAGTTGAAGTACCACCACCAGGTAATTGAGGACTCTCAATAGTAACAATAGCAGAATCATAAGAAGAACCAGTATTAGTTACTGTTAAACCTGTTACCCTACCAGAATCTTTTACTATCTTAAGAGTATTAGTTGTATTATTAGTATTATTAGCAAGTATTAATGAAGGTATACTTAAAGTCTCATCTTGTTGGAATGAAACACCAGTATGATTGCCAAGAACTAATGTGTAAACTTGGTCATTAGTTAATGAGAATACTCCAGAAGAAGATGGAGTTACTTCAAGTTTATTTTTATCAAATACTTTAGATATAGGACCAGAAGCATTAGATGTTACACCAGTTACTTTTTCTCCCTTAGTAATAGTTAAATTAGAACTAGCAACTACTCTTAAATAAGTATCAGGTGTAAGAACCTTCTGTGTACCTGGAATAATATTCTTACCAGGCTTGCTATTATCCACATCAGTTAAGTAAACTCTAACTGGAATATTATCACTCTTAGTTGAGAAATATAAATCAACACCTGTTGTAAATACACCACCATCAAAATTCTCAACTTTAAATGTTTGAGCAAGTGGATTAGGTCTAATTGGATTAGCAGTATTACTTGCAGTTAACTGTGTTCCTTCATTAGATTTAAAGAATGAGGGTGAAGTTGAAACAATAGAAGAAGGATTATCCGAAATTGCTCCTGTAGCATAATACTTAACTTCAGCATATGTCTCTACTGTATTCTTATCAGCATCAGTAGAACTAGAAGTAAATCTAATAGTCTTAACACCAGTAGTAAATCTAACTTCACTAGAAGCATCATCATAAAGAACAGTATCTACATTACCTGTCCATGAAGTATTCTCTCTAGGTGCTTTACCAGAAGGAATTAAAACAATACCACTAGCATTACCATTTTCATCTGTAGTAATAGAACCATTAAATGCAGATAAGGAATTACCAGCAATTCCTGTATATCTTGTATCAGGACATACCCAACGAGCAATATCCTGACCTTCCATAAAGGCATAAACCTTTGTGTTAGGCTTAAGACGATTAATCACATATTTGACAGGAATACTTCTTGCAAAGAATGATAAAGAAGTTGCAACTATATTAGATCCAACACCTTTTGTATTAATACCTTTACCAATCTCATTATTATCAGGACTAATATTTGAAGAACTTCCTACAGAAGCATCAGCAACAGTAGAATTAGAAAGGCTATTATTAGTATCAGAAAAAGACCCAATATTGAAGAATGCTCTATTAGCACCAATCCAATTAACTTTATATGAATTGTAAAGACTTGATAGAGAATCCCTAATACTATCTTTTGCTAGGAATATAGAGTAAAGATTAGTATTATTATCGTTTACCAATGGTGCAATAGAATTATCATACCAAGAATCTACACTAGGTCCTATGAATGAATCTCCAACATATTGAAGTACAACAAATGGGTTTGGATTTATTGTCTTAGTAGCAAATTCATTACCAAGTAATTTTAATTCTGTATAGGGAAGAGTTACACGATCTCCAATTTTCTTATAACCAGCATTAGTTCTTTGATCATCTCTAGTGTAAACTTCTTCTAATTTAAATGAATCTTCTTTAGATTGTGCTCTTAAAACAGATTGTTGTGTATCAATAGAACATTTATAATCAACAGATCTTAAAGAACCAATCTTATGTGTCTCAAAATTGTCTACTATGAAACCACTCTTATAACGATTATTGCCAGAACTATCAATAATCTCCATATTAAGTGCTTGTTGTTCAAGAATGCTTAATGTTGTGTAATATTCTAATCTCTCAATACGTTTCTCCAACTTACCAATATCACGCATTGTATAACGCTTATTATCAACAGGAGAAATCCTTACATCTTTATTTGATTTGGTATAAGCAGGAATATAAAGATATGCCAATGATATAGCATCACTAACTGGATCTGGTTTAGATGGATTTAGTGATGAATTTCCTTCTTTTACTATGAACTCACCCTTCTTATTGAGAAAGACCCCATCAATACGATCTAAATATTGTTTCTGTGTAAATGAGAATGTATATTCCAATCCACTATCAGGAGCAGGTGTACTTGAAACAATACCACCACTACCTGTAAATGATCTTGTATTTGCAGCACCCAATAAAGTGGCACTAGTAGTAGCAGTATTTTGGAATCCAGAGATTATAGCAGCACTATCTACTTTAGGTCTAAAATCAATAACATCTCCCAAATCAACATTACCTAATGCAGGAGAATTATATGTTGGAATTTCACCTGCTGAAACACCAGCTTCGTGTAAGTATGAATCTACCACACAAAAATCACCTGCTGTATGTTCAAAATAATCAAAAGCAACTACAATTTTTCCTGAAGGAACTTCAGCACCTGGCTTTAATACTATTCTTGAAACATCATATAAAGTATCCCTTTGACCGTCATCAAATGTAAATCTATTTGTTATATCTGTACCACTAACAATAACTCCATTTTTATCTACAGTAGGAGCATCTGATGATGTTCCCATATAAACATATTTTAGATTATATACGTCTGCATATGTTGATACATTTGTACTAGTAGTATCATAATCAGTCCCTCTTAAAGGAAGAACTGAATCACCAATAGAATCTATAATAATTCTCTTATTCTTAATAGATGTCTTAAGTCTTGGTTTTGCTTTAGTAACCTCTAATGTAGCAGTTAATTTTAATTTAGGGAATGCAGTGTATGTTGAAGATGCAGGTCCAAAATAATTATCAGGAAGATTTAAAGTAACACTACCAGAAGTAAGTCCACTAGAAGCATCAATAGATGATGTAATACTTACTTGATCAGAAGTAATATAAACAACATCACCTTTTGCTATTAGAGATGTACCAGATGTTTCACCTGGATCAAGAACAGTAATTAAGAAATTGCTTTCAGTAAATGAAACAAATCTCTGTGTACCATAATCCAATTGGGCAGCAAAAGCAAACCCACCACTAGTTAATCCACTACCAGTACTTACAAAATCTCTTCTCAAGAAGTAAGAAATTTTAGAATCATCAGCACTTGAAACAAGTGAACTAATCTGATTTGTTCCTGTCTTATATAAAAGAGTTCCAGAATTAAAATTACTAATCGCAGGACGTACTCTAACAACACTACTATTACTTACAGCAGCAGGAAGAGATCTATCCAAATAAACTCTAGATTTTAATACACCAGCTGGTCTTGTTGCTTGTTGTACAATGGCACGAAGAGTTGTATCATTTGTATCAGTAAATTGTATCAAATCTCCTTGTTGTAAAAACTTAGAAGTGTCTCCTCCAAAACCATTACATTCAATATACTTCTTACCAAGTTCACCACTAAATGTGAAGTCTGTTACTGACTTAACTTCAGCATACTTTTCTCTATTAACTTCAATATCAGCAGTATATGTATTAGCATTACCAGAACCAAATTCACAGAAAAATGACTTAACATTCTGTGGATTATAGGTAACTACAGAATCTCTTGCAAGAACTGGTGTTACAACAGCACCAGTACCTGCACCACCACTAGGATTAACCACTGTAACAATAGGAGGTCTTGAATACTCTACATTAACAAGATCTCTATTTACAATTACAGCACTAATAACTTTATCTCCAGACAAAGTTAAATTGATCTTTGATATATCATAATCAACACCATCAATTTTCAATTTTGTTCCTGGATTATATCCTCCAGTTCCTCTATCAGTAACAATAAAATGAGATATTGTATTATCTTTACGTATTCTTATAATATTATCTTTTTCGTCTCTAATTGGTTCACCTGATTGGAATGTTCCAAACAGTGTTTTAACCATTAAAGTTTTATACTTACTGTATGATTGATCAGCAGCACCTTCTATAACACCATAAGCACCACTTTGAAGACCATAAACATACATTCCATAATCAAACTTTGGAATTTGTGTAGTTGATTCTGGGAGTTCTTCATCTAATACAATCTTAGTAAAGAATTGAGGATCAAAATAAGACAATCCAAACGTAGTATTATAAACAGCGTCACCATTAGATTGTCTTCCTTTTGAAACAACAACATCCACATCTGGATTGAATCCATCTCCTTTTTCAATAAGACTTACATTATTTGGTTTAGCAAGACCTATAATAGGAGTTATAGTTTCATTATAATCAACAACAGTTCCAAAGTCTGTGGAGTTATCATCTTTTGCATCGTTTTCTGTTAAGAAAATTCTTCTGTTCTTAGAATTATCCTGAATATCATATTCAACTAATATCTCATCCAAAACACTTTTCTTCCCAGAAACAGTAAGTTCAAGGAATGTGTTGGATGTATTTGAATCAACTTCAACTCTACTTACAATAGAAAAACCAATTACTGATATAGAAGTAACTATAGAAGGTGTTGTAGATCCAGCAACTCTAGTAACAACAACCCACAAATTTGATATTGCTGCTAATCTTGAATCATTGTCAGTTGTTGCTGAGCCACCAATGTTATCAAGAGTTTTACTACCAGTAGTATCAAATTTAACATATATTGTTTTGACTCCAGTATCAATATCAAAATACTTACCACGGCGATCTGTAGTTTGCTTAATAGCAGTTGTAGTTTCTGTATTGTTTAGACCAATAGAACCATCATTAAAATTAGAACATAAGAATACATTAGGATATGCAGTTAAATCAGAACCTTCTGCATTAAGAGGAACCGTACCAAAAGTATTATTTACTTTGTATGTTGGTAAGCCACCAGTTTTTAAACGAATATCCGATCTATTAAGTGTTTCTCTTGCTTTATTAAGAGTAAGATGTTTTGTTTCTTTATTAACAATCTCATATCCTTTAACATATGCTTTACCTGGTCCAACACTAGCAAGCAATTTATCTGCTGCTACTGTAGTTGTAAAACCATTTACCAATCCAGTTACTGAATCAGCAGAGTATACACCTAAATTGCCACCTGTTTGAAAATACTCTCTAACATCAAGAGAGAAATCATCAACAACATAATCTCCAGATTCATCATAAGTTCTTCTTGCCAAAGTATTCTCAAGAAGATTGTAGTCTGTTTGTACTACTTGACTCTGTACAGAACCAGACTTAATAGTCAATAATTGAATAAAATTACTATCTGTAGTAGCGGTATATCCATAATTAACTAAAGTTAAAACAATCTTTAATCTATCTGCACCTGGAGCACTATAATTGCTTGATCCAATAGCATTATCATAAAGAGACTCATCTGTCTCAGATGAGACTATACTTTCTATTATATCAAAACCTACTTTTGCAGATGGTTTATCGTAGTATTTGTCAATTACAAGTAATTGAGCAGCATTTCTTACAAAATATCCATTAACAAAATAAATTCCTTCTTCCACCTTAACAGCAGAAGCATATCCCATCGCATTACTTACGAGCGATGACGATGTACCTGTGTCAGGATCAGTAATAGAAATACTAGTAGGAAGTACGCTTCCATCGGTTCCAACCACTAAGAGTGGTGTATTTACTCCGTCTACGACCTCTAAGGTCTCACCTTGACGGAATGTTTCCTCATTACCTGCATTACCACTATTAACATAATTAACATATACAACATCAGAAGCAGTTTCAGTTGCAATACTTGCTTCAACTACACTAGCAACAACACCAGAAGTTAAACCTTTTAATTGTTGTCCCTTTAAAAGAGTAATATCATACTTCTTGTAAACTATATTTCCATCAACATTAGTTGGAATCTCTGTTACAGAGGATAGTTTAACAAAATTTAGTTTTGTATTAAGAGCAACTTCACCTGGTATTACCAGTTCTCCTTGTTTAAAGGCATATTTACCAAAACTCTCAATTTGATTTTGCAGAGAAGACTGTAACTGGGTTAACTCTCTTGCTTGGATGGAATATCCAGGGCGAAAAAGCACCTTATAGAAGTTCTTATCCTGGGCAAAATCATCGTAGTATGGAGCTACGTTTAGGTTCGTCTTCTGAGGCATCTCACTTTATCTCTCGTATTTTGGATAAGATTAGAATTCAATTACG